GAGATAATGGCTAAGTTATTAGAAACTAAATTACCAGTCGCTACAGGGGATTATATTCCTCCAGACACTTTTAATAGGCTAACTAGGATTTTAGAATTAAGTTTAAATAGGGTTGATATAGACGCAACTGTTTCTGCTAATCAAGGGCAACGTGATGTCAATAAATTTGGAGCAGGATTTGTTCTTTGGAATTTAACAACATCTCAATTACAATTATGGACAGGAACTAAATGGGTAAATATATACGAAGGAGACCAGTCAGGAGTAGAAGGAGTATCTGGTTTAGGAAAACTGAGTGTTTCGACAAATGGTTCGATATCAGTAAACATATTATGATAAATAAAGATAAATTAGTAGAAGAACTTATTAAAGATGAGGGTTATGAGTACGAAATATACGAAGACCATCTTGGTTTTGCAACTTTTGGAGTTGGGCATTTAATTCTTGATACCGATAAAGAGTTTGGTCAGGCTGTGGGTACTCCAGTTTCAGAAGAAAGAATACTAGAATGCTTAAAGAATGACATAGACGTAGTCTGTAATGAGTTAGATAGAAACATGCCTTGGTGGAAAGAACTTAATGATAATAGACAACGTATTTTAGCTAATATGTGTTTCAATTTAGGTAGACCTAGACTTAGTAATTTTAAAAAGTTTCTTGCTGCGTTAGAGTCAGGTGATTATGAAAAAGCTGCTGTAGAAATGATGGATTCTAAGTGGGCAACCCAAGTAGGAGATAGAGCAGTTAGATTAAGAGATAGAATGGTGAAGGAGGATTAGAATGTATGAATATAGTTGTAAGGTTGATAGAGTTGTTGATGGAGACACTATCGACGTTGTGCTGGATCTTGGTTTTGATATCCTTTTTAAGTCTCGTGTTCGTTTATATGGTATTGATACTCCCGAGTCACGCACTCGTGACTTGGATGAAAAGGCTAGAGGAAAGATGGCTGGGGCTTACCTAAAAGAAGCGGTGGACAACGGTACTAAAGTTGTTATAGAAACTAAGTTAAAAGACTCTAGAGGGAAATACGGTAGAGTTTTAGGAAATGTTGTAGTAGACGGAGTAAACATAAACGAAGCTATGATTGAAAACTCTTTAGCCGTAGCTTATTTTGGTCAATCTAAAGATGACGTAGAAGCAGAACATTTAATTAACAGAGAAAAGTTAATAGAACAGGGGCTATTTAATCCCGAGGAGATAAAATGAAATTAGGTATATTAAAATCATTAGTAGGAACAGTTGCTCCCACACTTGGAACTGCTTTAGGTGGACCAATGGGTGGTATGGCTGCTAACATGCTTTCAGAAGTGTTAGGGTGTGACCCTGAACCAAAGAAAATACAAAAAGCAATGGAGACAGCTACTCCTGAGCAACTTGCCGAACTTAAAAAGGTTGAGGGTGATTTTGAAGTTCAGATGAAAAAGCTTGACATAGATTTGTTTGCGTTAGAAACAGCAGAAGTCCAAGACGCTAGAAATAAATTCAGTAAAGATTGGACAGCCCGAATAATGGGTATTCTTGTGGTAGGTGGGTTCTTAGGTTATATATTCATGGTGACCATTCAGCCCCCAGAACAGAACTCAGAAGCTTTAATTAACCTTGTGCTAGGGTATTTAGGTGGTTTAGCCTCAGCTATCATTAGTTTTTACTTTGGAGCGTCACACACAAAAGAAGACGAATAAAGAAATGAGTTGCTTGAGAACAGGAAAGGAGTATATACTATGGAGATGAACGCACAAGGGTTAGCTTCTTTAGGTAGGGGAGGTGATGACCAAATAGGTCATTTAACAACAGGAGAAAAAGTTTTACCACTTCCTGTGGCTCAAGATCCTTCTGTTCAAAGAGTAATTAACCAATCTTTTGCTAAGCACGGTCTTAACGCTGATCAGTACACCGTAGGTCATGCCGATAACTCAATCAACCCTTTAACAGACTACCCCGAATATGGGTTAGGTAAAGTTTTTAAAAAAATAGGAAAAGCTTTTAGAAAAATTGCTCAACCTGTATTAACTGTAGTGGGTTTTGCTATGGGTGGTCCACAAGGTGCAGCAATAGGTAGTTCTATTGGTGGTGGTGTCCGTAGAGGTAAATTTGATTTAAAAAATGCAGTAACAGATGCAGTAGGTGGCTACACCGTAGGTAGTATTGGTGCAGGTATGGGGTTAAAAGGTGGTCAAGGAATAAAATCTTTATGGGGTGCTGGAGGCAAATCTGGTACAGCATCTATGTGGGGGTTTACACCTACTCCTGCTACAGCAGCGAATAGTGGTATTGGTGGTTTCTTTCAAGACGTAGGAGCGAATGCTGCTAATTTGATGACAGGAAGCAAAGTAGCTAACCTTCCTGCAATTGGAGATGCTTGGGCAGGTTTAAACATGTTTCAAAAAGCTGGAATTGTGGGTATAGGTGGATTAGCTGCCAGTAAAGCAGGACTATTTGACCAACCCCCACTACAAGGTAAACCAGCAGGAGTAGGGGAACTTAACGAACAACAACAACAATATTTAACAGGAGGACTAAGACCAGCTACCACAATGCCAGGTGTAGGTGGAAGTTCTTCAGGAAATTTAATGGGTTATCAAGGCGGAGCAGGAATAGGTGGCATGAGTAACCCTCAACAAGATTTACTGGATTATCTAGAAGAACAAAAACGTAAGTATCTATTACAGTTCCCTCAGTTCCAAACTGGCAGAGCCTATGGTTATAATCAAGGTGGACCAGTAACAAATCCTGTTGCATATTTAGATTCTGACTACAGAACAAGTGGTTTTGATTTACCACCAACACCAAAAGAAAGATTAAATAACCTCATGTTTAACCTTGAAAACAGAGCGATGAACGATATTAACCCATACAGCTATTTTATAGATAGAGGTTTAGACACGGCTTCAAAAATGTCAATTGGAGATCAACAAATTCATCCAGGACTTCTTTCTTTAATAGGTGGTGCGAATAATGCTGTAAATAGGGTTGTTAGAGGCACAGTGGGTACTCTTATTCCTGGAGGAAGAAGACCTATAAAAGATTTAAGAGAACGAAGAAAAGCAAGACAAGCACAAAAACAAGCAGAAATAGAAGAGAATATAAAAGATTTAACAAATCCAGGAGTACGAGATATGTACGAGGGTGGTCCAGCAAAAGTTACTCAGGACGGTGTACCTATTGACAATATACCTGCTATGTTAACTGAAGACGAACACGTATTAACCAGAGACGCTATTAGGGGTCTAGGTAACGGTGACATAGAAAGAGGTCATCAAATAGCTAAAGAAATCAATGACTCAGCAGAAATACAAGAACAATTACAAAACCAAATACTGCAACGTAAATACTTTATGCAGTTTCCACAATTTAATAGAGGAGTAGTTTAATGGCAGAAGAACAATATTTAGATCAGACGAGTAGATCTCTTCCTCCACAGTATTTAGCTGATTTTTATGCAGGAGCAGGAGCAGGTGTTCCTGGAATGCTTCCTTTATTGAATCAAGATATTTACAATAAATTTGCCACTATGGCTATCCCTGGAATGAATCCTTACACTTATCAAGGCATGAGGGTGGCTCCATTTAGTCAAATGCAACAACAAGCGTTTAATAGAATAGGTCAAGGAGTAGGGTCTTATCAACCTTATTTTAATGCAGCACAACAAGGATTAACAAGTGGTGTAAATACAGCTGGACAAGGATACAACACTATGGCTGACTTGTACGGAAGAGGTATAGGTGCTACAGAAAGTTCAGTTGGACAAGGAATGGATCTCTTAGGTCAAAGTGCAGGATTATACGGTCAATCAACACAAGGGTACAACCCAAATAGTGTTGGAAATTACATGAACCCTTACACAGAAAATGTAGTAGACAGAACATTAGGCAGAATGAGGGAAGGCATAAACAGGCAAAGAACGGCATCTAGGGATGCTGCTGTAGGTGCTGGGGCTTTTGGTGGCAGTCGTGGTAGGTTAGCCGAAGCTGATATAGAGAGGGCTGGTTTAACGGCGATGGGTGATACTGCTGCTAGTCTTTATGGTCAAAACTATGCACAAGCACAACAAGCAGCAATGGCTGAGTCTGCTTTACAGAGACAACTACAACAGTCAGCAGCAGGTGGTTTAGGTAATGTGGCTGGTGGTGTTGGTTCTTTAGGAAGTCAACTTGCTAATGTTTACGGAGGCTACGGTACTAACTTAGG